CTAAAATTAAAGCTATTAAGAATGGTTTACAGGTAGAATTTGCTAAAAGAACTAACGTTCAGATTGAAAAGAATCATATTGGAGGAGTTCAATCTAGAGGTAGAGTAGTTATGACTCAACACGGTTTTATACCCGATGATAAAAGAGCTATCGATAAATATAAAGATGAGCATAAAGATCATTGGTTAAAATTAGTAGGTAGTTTAGACTTTGATTTAATTGAAGAAGGAGATTTGAATGAAGATCCTATAACTCCTAATCTTCTTGACTAGTGGCTTATAAAAGTATTCTAAACAACTTAAAGCAGACCCCACCCCCTGAGCTAAACGATCACATTTTAGTGATTGATGCTATGAATATGTTAATTCGTAGCTTTTCCCTGCTCAAAGCAATGAGTCCAACAGGTCACCATATTGGCGGCCTAGTTGGCTTTTTGCGTTCTTTAGGGTTTGTGACTAGAATATTTGATCCTACTAGAGTAGTAGTGGTATGGGACGGAAAAGGGGGTTCTGGTAATAGACAGAATATAGATCCTAATTATAAAGCTCATAGAGCAAACACTAGAATTACTCACTGGGGGTTATACGATACAAAGCAAGAAGAAACTGAAGCATTAGTAGGTCAGCTATTTAGAACGAAAGATTATCTAGAATGCTTACCTCTCCATCAAATAATGATGGAAAAATTAGAAGCAGATGATATAATAGCATACCTAGCTCAAGAAGCTTCTAAGAATAAGAAGAAAATGACTATTATTTCTTCCGATAAAGATTTCTTACAATTAGTAGATAATTATATATCAGTTTACGCTCCAGTTAAGAAGAAAACTTACACTCCTCATAATATTAAAGATGAGATAAAAGTTCTTCCAGAAAATTATAATATAGTCAAAGCATTATTAGGTGATAATTCTGATGGTTTAAGAGGAGTAAAAGGATTAGGAATAAAAACTATTGTTTCTGAATTTCCTGACCTACTTACTAAACCTAATTTAGAGTTAAACTATGTATTTGAGGTATGCGATAAAAATTTAGAAAGAAAAAAAATATTTTCTAAGATAGTACACGAATGGGATAAAGTAGAAACTAACTACAAATTAATGAATTTACATGAAAGTGTGTTGGATAATAGAGAAAAAGATACTATATTAGAAATAATAAAGAGTGATATACCAGATCTTCAAGCAGGTGCTTTTTTACACCTTTTAGATAGTGATAAAATTGAAGGTATTACTAAAAATACTGAAGGTTGGTTAGAAAACTTTAGGGGTTTAACGGTTTTTAAAAAATAGGTTATGACATTAAAAAGTCTTCAACAGTATGGTAAAGGATTCCAGTTAAAAGTATTGGGTTCTTTATTAACTGACAAGAAATTTCTACTAAACGTAAGAGACGTACTCTATCCAGAGTATTGGGACGCTGATTCTCACAAATGGATTATTACTCAAATTA